TATTCCTAGTATCACATCAGATACAGGATTAACTGTTAGCGCAGATTTCAACATTAACCAAGACGGTGAAGATGATGGTGGAAACAGCATCACAATTAAAAATGATCAACTAAAGATTGATCTTGGTGACGCCAATAGTGCTTTAGATGCTATTGATGACGTAACTGATTGGGGTGAAGTACTTACCAACGGTTCTCCTAGCGTAGATCATGCTGGAGTAATTTCCATTAAACCTTTTAATGGTTTGACTGTACATGCTTCTATAGCTACAGGTTCTGACTACGGAACAACAGCTGGAGAAGGTTATGCTGTAAGTGCTACATATGCAGTTGGTGAAATTGCTACTGTAGGTATTGGTCAGATGACTAATGCTGATGATAGTGAAGCAAAAATCATTAATGTGAGTACCTCAATGGGACCTCTTGGTCTTGCTGCTGAAAAGTACACTGATACTAATACAGCGGGTGTTGATACAGACACATCAACAATGGCAGCTACCTATAAATTAGGTGAAACCATGATTGGTGTTGAAACGATGAAAGCAGAGAGTGCTGGTACAGTCTCAAGTGAAGAACTCACTTTTGGTGTCCACCACACAATTATCCCTGGCGTCATTGCTTTTGCAGAGATGACAGAAGATGATAAAACTGCTAGTGAAAAAACTACTGCAATCGGTGTTGCTGTAAGTTTCTAATAAACCTCTACAAGGAGCTGCTAATGCAGCTCCTTTCTTGCCCTTTCCTTTTTCTTTTGTTATCATATAAAAATTAGATAAACCTCTAACCTAAAAGGATAACTCATGTCTCTAAAAGAAAAACTCTCAAAAGTACATTCATCTATTACTATCGAACGAGCTGACAATGGTTGGATCTTTGAAGTATCAGGTCGTGACCAACAAGACGACTATAAAAATATAAAAATTCTAGTAAATACATCAGATACTCTTTATTCTCTGATTCAAGAACACAACGAAATGGAAATCGACTAATTACCTTTTTGTGGAGATATAGATGCTTAGACAAGAACGTGATAAATTTGAAAGAATAATTCATTTACTTCGTGAGATTGAATACGCTAAATCTCAGCTTCAGCCCCATGATACTGGTCATATTAACACCGCGATCAGTTGGATGGAAAAGCGTGTTTCAGATTTACAGGCTGAACTACGCAATGAAACTAATCCGAATCCAGTCTGATGAATAGAGCAGAGCGTATTAAACGCAGTGAAGCTGCAAGAGCTAAACGTCGCAAACTAAAAGATATTATTTTAGATTGTACTGTTAGAAAGTTTAGTCGTCTTCGTAAACTGCGTAAGCAAGGTAAAAAAGATACTACTGTGTAGGAGTTATGATGAATTTTGTTAGACAAATTATGTACAGCCCCATTACGACTGGTATTCTTGCGGTTGCTAATTTAGTTTTTAGTAATGGTAATCATTGGATGTTAATTACAGGTCTTGTGCTTGGTATTATCACCTTAATGGACTTGTTTGACGTATAATGTATTGCCCCTGTGATGGAATGGTAGACATAACGGACTTAAAATCCGTGGGCTTTAAGCCGTGCGAGTTCGAGTCTCGCTGGGGGCACCAAAATACTCCCTTAGCTCAGTGGATAGAGCAACGGCCTTCTAAGCCGTGGGTCGGGAGTTCGAATCTCTCAGGGAGTGCCAATTGTCAAAGGTAAATAAAAAACATACAGAAGCATTAGTTATCACAATGGAAGAGTGTGGAGAATTAACTCAAGCTTGTTCTAAGATCATTAGAAACGGATCTCATCAAGATAGGATAGATGCTTTGATTGAAGAGGCAGGTGATGTACTCTGTATGTTAAAAGTATTAAAGAGTTGTGGACTCTTTAAGTGGAAAGATATTAAAAAAAGAGCTAAATTTAAGAGAAAAAAATTTAGGTATTTAGAAAAATGACACCGATTGAAATATTTGAATATAAACAAAAATGGAAACCAGGATATGTCGTTAGATTACATAGTGATCTTCGTAGACAGGCTACAGACTATTGCAAAGTTCAAATGTTGAAACATCAGTGGGAAATGACAAAATACTCAAATGTTTATGAAGACACTTGGATGTTTGAAAATAGATTAGATGCTGTTTCTTTTGCAGCACAATGGGAAGAAAGGTTTATAAATCAATGATGGGTAATAACTTTTGGGAAGACTTAGAAATTGATTCAGTAGAACAGAGTGAGTCTGTAAAACACATGGCACGTAGTTTGATTGATCATTGGGGTGATACTCTAACTGAAAAAGATTTACTCAATCTTTCAGCGTATTCAAAGTGTGGAGATACACCTATTCAGTGTGCTTTGGCTCGTGAAGCTCTAGCATACTACCAAACTAAAAACTACAACCCAGAGTTTATTCATGCAGATATGGATACAACTCCTAAGAAAACCTGGTGGAAGTTTTGGAAACTCGCATAGTTCAGCTCTATGAGCGTAGACTTGATAACTGTTTAAATGCTAGAGATGCTTGTAGGGAAGGCACTTGGGGCTGGACTTTTTGGCAAAAAAACTTTACAATACTACTTAGAAGAATGAATCTAGAACTTACAGGGGCGAAGTGTTACGGTAGCACAGCTGGCTCCAACCCAGCGGGACAGGGTTCAATTCCTTGCGCCCCTGCCAAAAAGGATTTGCAATGACTGAAATTAAACAAGTAATGATGAGTGAAGATCGTACTCGCCGTGCTGAGATATTTATGAAGAATGATGTGTGGCATGTCAATATGATTATTGGAGGTCAGTTAGTAGAGTGTCGCCCAATGATTTCTGGTACTACTGTTCATTCATTGTCTTATGCAGAAGATGCAGCAGAAAACTGGTGTATGGGAATCATTAAATAAGCTGGTTTAGCTCAGCAGGTAGAGCAGTTGATTTGTAATCATCAGGTCGGGAGTTCGAGCCTCTCAACCAGCACCATGCGGGTATAGTATAACGGCTATTACTACAGCCTTCCAAGCTGAGGATGTCGGTTCGATTCCGTCTACCCGCTCCAAGTCCCGTTCGTCTAGTGGTTAGGACACCGCCCTTTCACGGCGGCAACACCGGTTCGAATCCGGTACGGGATGCCAATGAATCAATACGAAGATAAATCACAGATCAAATCACTCATAAAACAAGCCTATCTTATCAACCAAGTGTTAGATGAGTATGGCTTTTCTTCTGTTTTAGATGTAGGGACTGGACCTGGAATTATAAAGCGAGTTCTGGTCAAACAGGGAAAATTATGCCATACTGTAGAACAGTATCACCAGTGGCAAGACTTTTCTCAATTTAACCCAGAAATTGATTTTAGAATGGGTTATTACAAAGACTGTCAGTGGGAGTTTCCAGCTCCTGAGATGCAGTATGATTGTGTAGTGTTAGCTAGATTTTTTGACCTTTATCATACAGAGATTGATTTTGAATCTGTACTAGGAGTGTTAAGAAACTACTCTCGCTACATTTTACTATTACAAAAACCAAACAGCTGGAGATTAAATACATATGTACAAAAAAAGGCTAAACGCCATGACACTTCGTTGTGGCCGATTTATGTGTTAAAAAACAGGTAAATAATGCAAAAAGAATATATTGATAACTGGGATAACAAAACCCTAAACTATGATTTAGAGAGGTACGATTTTTCTAGTTGGGTTTACGATGTTATCAAAGAAGATTATAACAATGTCACAACACTTGATATGCTACATACGGTAGTTCCGCCTGATAAACTTGTCAAGATAACTGATAAAGTACAAAAATCTTTTGCTTCTCAAGATTTTAGTAAAATGATTGATAATTTTGCCGAAGAATATATAAAACCCCTAATCAATAATAAAAACTATTTAATTAAAAGATTCCCTACCTTAAATCTAGTAGTTCCTAATCAAGAGGAGTTAGGACGAAGACTACATTTTCATCAAGGTATTTTTTATAATAATGGTAGGGGTCAAGGTACTATTTGGATGCCTCTTACTAAGTGTTTTGATTCAAACTCTATGTGGATAGTCGATTATGAAAATTCGGTATCAATAACAAAGAAGATCATCGACAATCAAATCTCACAAAAAGATTTTGAAAAGATGTGTCTTAAAAAAGCATTTCCAGTTACTTTATCTCCTGGGCAGGCTCACTTATTTCATCAGGAACATATTCACGGTAATGTAAATAATAAAACTGGAGTTACTAGAATGGCTATTGATTGGCATATTTTAGTTGAGGGAGAAGAGTTCAATGGCAGGTATCCTGGTGGTTTTTTTAGGTTGCCAAAAGATTATAAACAAGAAAAAGTAAAAACACAAAATGCAGCTATTTATCTCTCTAACAACAGTAATTTTGATAAGCATATCCCTATTCATATACAACGTAATTATATTGTAGACTACTGTACGCAGAATGATATATCTTATTCTGGCTATGTATTTGAGAATGAACATCTAAAACACCAACCAATACTAGAAGACTTAATTCTAAATAAGCAAAATATAATCATGCTTAGTATACATTCACTTCCTGATGACGAAGATGTCCGTAACCGTTATTTAAGGTTGGCAATTGATAATAAAATTGATATAATTTTTGTTAATGAGTTGTTAAATCTTTCAAAACACACTTTAAGTAAAATTGTCACTTATCACGGTTTTGGATCAAAACAAAAAGGCAAACATTCATGGGAATAGCATATGTTTCTTAAAGAAGTAAATGTAAATTATGATTTCGATTTCATTTACAGTATTGACTGGGAACAGTATGAACACGACTGCCTAGGACATCAACAAGTAGAACTCAAAGATATCCATGATAAAGTTGGAGGGTTTCCTAAATCTCTTAACCATCATAATACTATGTTTTATCAAAAATTCTTTGATAAAGATGAGATAGACTTTATAGATTTAGGTAATCAATTGGACATAGAAGCTATTACTATATCTATTATTAAACAACCACCTGGTATGACTAATCCCTTGCATCGTGATACTTTTTACCAAATTAACAAAAGATTTCCCAACGATAACAGACTCAAAGTTCGGGCTAACATACAGCTTTTAGATTGGAAAGCAGGACATTTTCTTCAATTTAATGATACCGTGATTACGCACTGGAAAGTAAATACTGGTTATATGTGGGATTCATCTGTTCTTCATTTAGCAGCAAATGCGGGTCTCGAAGATCGTTATTCCCTACAAGTTTCAGGATTTTTAAATGACAATACACACAGGACTACCCAATAACAAAAATAAAATTTATGGTGGAGCTTATAGCGTACATGATCCTGTTACTTGTCTATATCGGGACAATCTTTTACAAAACTATATTGAATCTGACATAAATTTTGAAAATACTAAGCGTGATTATTTTGATGCGTTTAAACAGTTTCTTAGTCAACCGCATGATTTAATTGGTCTCGACCTCTATACTCACTCTTGTTTCACACAAGGAACCACGGAATCTTTTTTACACTTTTACTTACGCTATCGAAATAAAAGATTACGTCTTGCTAGAGGTGAGTATTTTTTCCATCAAATGACTAAAAATATGTACTATCAAAATAACTTTGCTTGGTTAGATGAGGACGAGTTGATGTCTGGTGATGTATTAGTACTCAGCGTGCCGTTTTCAGATAGTTGTGAGTTATATCCTAATTTAGATACCATACTATATGAATGTGATGTAAAAAGCATACCTGTAATGTTAGATCTTGCATATATAAATCTGGCTGTAGGGTTCACCGTTGATTTGACTCATCCATGTATTGAGTATGTGGTATCCTCTTTATCTAAAGTTTTTCCTCTTGAGAACCATCGTGTAGGAATAAGACTGCAAAAAACCTTTTTTGAAGATCCTCTCTATGTTATCAATGAGGAAGACTATAACTATCTTAATATTTGTAGCATATACCTTGGACTAAAGATGATGCAAGAGTTTAGTCCTACCTACATTTATGTAAAATATTTAGATGCTCAGATCAATATGTGTAAACAGCTTGGTTTAAAGAAAAGTTCTTGTGTATATTTTGGCATAGATGAAAACAATGCTTACCCAGAATATAACCGGGGAGCATCTACAAACAGACTATGTTTTTCTAGAGTATGGGACGGGAGAATGGCTCTTGACCTGTAATAATGACTGGGATGCTTTAGAAGAGATTATCGTAGGAACTGCTGATTATGCTAACATCCCCATTCCAAATATTAGCGTAATGAAATCTCAGTTTCCTGAGTATGAAGAAAGCTTTATCAAGCAGTTTACTGGGTTTTACCCTAACCAAATCATTGAGGAGCAAAACGAAGACTTAGAAAAACTAGCTGATACTCTTAAAAGTCTTGGGGTTATAGTTCATCGTCCAGATACTTCTTATGCCACAGCAGAAACTAAATCTCCTACTTGGCACGGTAAAAATTGGCACTACTATAGTCCTAGAGATCTTACTCTAGTTGTAGGCGATACGCTTATAGAAACTCCCTCTCCAATTTGGAATCGTCAGTTTGAGACTTGGGGGTACAGAGATGTTTTTACTAAACTTTGGAATGAAGGATATAATTGGATAAAAGCTCCCGTTCCATTACTTTACGACGAGAATTACAAAGAAGATACTAAGGGCGTTCCTTCTTTACATAATGAAGAAATACTTTTTGAAGCTGCTAACTGCGTTAGAGTAAATGATGATATTTTATATCAAGTATCAAACACAGGTAATGAAAACGGTGCTAAGTGGTTACAGCGAGTTATTGGGGATACTTACAAAGTACACGTAGCAAAAGATCTTTATTCTTATGCTCATCTTGATAGCACCATTGTTCCAATGAGAGAAGGTCTTGTATTATATAATGCATCCAGAGTAACTCCTCAAAATGAGCCTGAGTTATTTAAAAACTGGGATAAGATTTGGATTCATGAATGCGTAGGAACTCATACCCCACCTTTAGGTCTTCCTTGGGGCGCTAGTGAATGGATTGGTATGAATCTGTTGAGTGTTAATCAAAACTTAGCTATCGTTGATAAAAAACAAACTGAAATTCATGAGAAGTTAAATTGTTTTGGTATTGAGACTATTCCACTAGAATTACGGCATGATAGAGTTTTAGCTGGAGGATTCCATTGTGTAACTTTGGATCTAAAAAGAAAAAGCTAAATCATGCTCAATATAGTTCTTGATAACTTAGAAACTGCAAATGTTTGGTCTGTGCCAAAGATAAGACCAAATCAGAACTATATTATCAGAAGATTTCCCACATTCTTTTGTTGTGCCGATATCTCTATTCACAACTCAGTAGACAACTTAGATTCGTTTATTTATCCTGTTTTAATGCTTGAACCTTATATTCAAGCTAGAGCTTTAATAGAGTACTATAGTCTTTTTGGTTTTTGGGCTTATGTTCCTGATAATGTAATTCAAGGATTGAGAGAAAAAAGGGGCTGGATTATAATTGATTTATATGGTGAACCAATCTCTCAAAACGATTTCAGGAATATTTTAACTTCTCTCTCTGACTCTTCTGACTATCCAAATGATAGAATTTTAATAAACACTGTTGTTACTCAATTCGCTGATTATAAAAGAGTTTTTAATTTTCCCAGTTTTTTAGAAATGGGTTGTTATGTTAATCATATTCAATCCTCTCCTAGTCCTTGTCCTTGTAATCCTCACAATAGGAGAGATTTGATCTATCCCCACAAGAGATTTTTATTACTTAATAATCGTATAGATTATCATGCAGCTAACTTATTAGCTAAGTATGCCAGTGAGTATGCTGATAGTTTTTTAGACAGCTCAAGTAGCGTTAGGGGTGAAAAAAGCCTACGCCTACCACAAGCACTTTATGCAACTGATTTTAATATTGTGCCTGAAGCCTATGTGAATTTTGATGTGATTGACTACCCATTTATTACTGAAAAGACTTTTAGAAATATTAAGTACAAAAAACCGTTTATTGTTATGGGTCAACCAAATACTCTCTCATCTTTTCATAAACTAGGGTATAGAACTTTTTCTCCGTTAATTGATGAGTCTTACGATACTATTGGAGACACAAATAAAAGATTCAAAAAATTATTATTTGAGATAGATAGGCTAAGAAAAATGAGCAAAGCTGAGTTTGCTAATTTATTACAACAGTGTCAACCTATTGTAGAACACAACTATAATAACTTAATCAGACGAATGAAACAAACTAACACTTGGCTAGAGGGCTTAAAAAAAGTATAATACCTCATGATTAAACTAACTGTTACACAAGTTCAACACTATAGCGAATCTATGTTTCGCATTAGAACTAATAGACCTGCTACCTTTAGGTTTGCAGCAGGTGAGTTTGTGATGCTTGCCTTAGATCCTGAAGGAGTGCAACGAGCCTACTCAATTACTAGTGGTCCTGGTGATGACTACTTAGAGTTTTTGAGTATCAAAGTACCAGATGGACCTCTTACTGGTAAACTAGCACACATTGTTCCAGGAGAAGAGATCTATATCTCTGAAAAATCAACTGGCACACTTACACTTGCTAACTTAGAACTTAGTGGTAATCTTTGGTTGTTAGCTACTGGGACAGGAGTTGCACCGTTTATAAGTATCTTAAACGATCCAGATACCTACACAGTGTTTGATCAAGTTACACTAGCTTGGAGTGTGCGCACTGTTGATGATTTGAACTCTTATGCAGACATGCTACATTCACTACCCATTGACTTTATACCTATTGTGACACAAGATGATAGCTGGACAGGATTGAGCAAACGAATCACCTCTCAGATAGGTACAGGTCATTTGTTACCAGACTTAGATCCCTTAAAGAACAAAGTGATGATCTGTGGTAGTTTAGAGTTTAATCAACAGGTGAAAACAATACTAACCGCTTGGGGTTGGTCAGAAGGAACTAAACGTACAGCGGGAACTTTTGTACAAGAACGCGCTTTTGTGGAGAGATAAATGAATGGATTTAAACTGTTAATTGTTACACTAACACTCACTGGTTGCGCCAATGCCGAGTTTTGGCGTGTGGTAGAAGAGCA